CGGGCACGAATCCGCCGTGCTGAAATCGTTTAGGGTGTCATTGCCGAACATGTTTGACCCGCCTGCCACTAGCGGAACGCCCGCGCCGGTCATCTGCCATGCGGTGCCGCTGGTGGCGGCGCTGAGCGCTTGGCTGGCGCTGCCCATCGTTAATGTGCGGTCGGAAAAATTCAGCGCATAGCCGGTGAAGTTGTTCATCAGGCCGAGATCGTCATACAGCGCGGCTAGGCCGGTTGCGCCCCACAGATCAGTCGCCAGGGCGTTGCCGCCTGTCACGTTGCGCATCGCCGTGGCGGTTTTCAGCACATAAAAATTGCCGACTGCGGGATCGTTATTGTTTACCGTCAAGCCCGGGGTGATCTCCCACATGCAGCCATTAAGATCTGCCACGCCACAGTTCTGCCCGTTGTGTGTGGTGCGCGCGAACAGGTTGGCGCTACCGGTTTTGCATGAGTTGTTGGCGGCGTAGCCATCCCACACAAATGTCAGCATGGCATCCTGCGCATCGCTCAGTGCGTTGTTGTTGCAGCCCTTCGGGAAGTTGCTGGTGCTGCTGGAATACCAGGCATTAAATGTGGTGCTGGTGCTGGATTGGCCGTGTGCCAGGGAAAGCAAAGCCAGCGCTTTGAAAATGAACAGCGAGTTGCAGAAGAAGTTCGCGCCGCGCGTTTTTGCCGCTGCAATTGCGCCGGCATACGTGTTTGCGGGTGCGCCGGTGAGGCCGTTAAACGGATTATGTGCAAGGGCACTGCTGAGCGGGTTGCCGTTACGCAGGCTGCTGGCAGTGCCAGCGTTGTTGGTGGCGAGGTATTTATCGACAAACACGCCGGATTTGATTGCGCCGCCATCGTAGAACGCTCGGTGCAACGCATAGCCGGCTGAGGTGGCGGAGGCGATGCTGGCGTAGGTGGAAAACGGCTTGATGTCAACAATGTTGATCGCCAGCCCGTTTACCCCGGTGCCGAACTTGTAAAAAAACGCCGGCATCCAGACCATGATGCTACCGTCCGAAAACTGATAATTTCCGTAATTGTCGGACGCCGGATCGCGCGTGCCGGACAGCTCCACCATGCCGGTGGGCAGGGCCTCTGGACAGATGCCAACACCGAAGCCGCGCTGGCCGGGAAGGCCGATATCATTGACGCCGCCGGAATTGCCGGAACCGATGGCGATGCCGTTAGGAAAATAGACTGGTTGGCCGTCCTTGCCGGTGATGCTGCGTAAGATCAGGTTGCTCATAAAATGCTCCAGGTGGAATGGTCTTCAAGGGTAATGGTGGTGCCGGCTGCGATTTCCAGCGGGCCGGCGCTGTAGGCGTTGAAGTGGCTGGGGATGGTGGTGTTTTCACTGGCCACGCGGGGGTTCATGCGGATCACAGGGTTGAGATCGGGGTTGGCTGCTAGGGCGGCGGTCCAGGCGGCTTGTGCGTTGCTGGCGCTGGCGGCAGCTTCGGTAGCTTTGCTGGTGGCGGTGCTGGCGTTGGTTGCGGCGTTGGCCAGGCCTGCCGCCATGGCGGTGGTGTGGGCGGCAATGACCGAGTCGTGCTTGGTGGTTACATCCGACTGCTTGGCGGTCACATCCGCCGCCAGCGCATTGGCCTGCGTGCCAAACGCCGGCAACGCAGACAAAAACGCGTCGGCGCGGGTGCGGAAGTCGGCGGCGTCTTCGCGCGTCGGCGCGGGGGGTAGTGCGCTAATGGTCATGTCAGTCCCTCAATCGTCATGGATGCCTCGGAATAGGTCGGATAAGCGATGTTGATACCCCAATCGCGCAGCCAGCCGAACGCGAGCAGGGAGTCGTACTGCGTGCCACCCAGCCAAATCACCGGCGTGGCGCGGATGGCGGCGAACTGGGCCGCAACGTAATCAACTCGGGTAGCGGGGATACTTGCGATGACTTCGAATCGCTTGGCGAACGCGCGTTGGCTGACGTAACTGCCGCCCCAATCATCGGTTTCCTTGCGTGAGTAATCGGTAATACCAATGCGCGCGCCGTAGGCAATGTCGCCCACGTCCACTGCCTGCCCCACCGCCAACGTGCCACATTGCGCCGTGCCGGCGGCGGCGATACTCACGCTCAGGTGGCCTGTTTCGTAGGGCGGCAAATCGCTGATGACCAGCGTCTTATTGGGGGTGATTTGCGCGTAGAAATACTCCCACCAGTCAGTCAAAATGGCGGTGTCGGATACGTCGAAACTGCGGTTATAGACCGTTGGTCCACCTGGGCCGTCAGTCATGGTCACCGTGATCGAGGTGCCAGCAATATCCAGCAGCGCCAGTGAGGTGATAAAGCCGGGTTTCAGCGTCACGGTGAGCGGTGAGGCTTGAGCGGTGACCGTGCCGACCACGGCGTCTAACATCGCCCATCGGTTGGTAGGCCCAACATCCAGCCACCAGGTGCCATCATCGGTGGCCGGATCGTGGTTGAGGTTGCCGGCCTGCGTGCTCAGGTAAATCCGGTGCGTGCTGGCGAGAATGACGCGCGCATCCTGCGCGTAGGTGGTCGCGCCGCTCCAGGCGGCGTGATCGTTTTCGGCGCGCGTGCTGCTGATGAATTGCGCATCGCCGATTTGCACCGGCTTGATAAATTGCATCATGTTGTAGCCCTCACGCTGAGCGCATCCCCGTCCGGCATGGCGCGGTCGAGCAGGCGTGCCGCCTTGCCGGTGTGCTGCGCGGTGGCGCGGGTTTCGGCGCGCAGCTGCACCACCTCGGCGCGCAGGGCTTTGAGTTCGGCCAGCAGCGCGGTGTTGTTCTCGCGCGGGCTGGACAGCCGGCGCATCAATTCCGAGTTATCGGCGGCGGGGATGATGCGTTCGCCTTCGTGGATGCGCGCGGTCATGTCACGCGGTACCCAGTTGGTGCCGACGGCAAATTGCGGGATGCCGCCGAGAGCGCGGATGGCAGATCGCTGGGCTTCGATCTGGTCTTTCAGGTCTTTGAGGGTGCTGGCTTGGCCTAGCGTCTTGTCGGAGAGCTTTTCAGCGGCGTAGGCGGCTTTGAAAGCACTGATGTTGTTGTAGCCGGTCATCGTGGCGTATGAGTGCTGACCGTATTGCTGACTATATAGACCGTCAACAACCGCAAATTGCGCGCTGTTGGAGTAATCCAACGGCCCCGCCTTGGCGTTGATGTATTGCCCGCTGCCATACAGGGATTGCAGTTGCCAGATTCGATCAATACCCGCGTTCACCCCCGCAATCGCCCCCGCCTGCTGCTCGGTCAGCGCCTTCAGCAACATATTGCCGTTGGCGATGTCGGCTTTGGTTTTCTCCGCAGCGGTCATGGCCACAATGGCGTTTTTCAGCGCATCCATCGAACTATTCAGTTGCAGGATGCGGGCGCTGTTGGTGATGCTCTCACCCACCAACTGGCGTAATTGGTCGATCTGGCGATCGGTCTGTGTTGACAGGTCCACCGTGTTGGCGTCGACGTTGCCTAGCACGCGCTTTGCTGCTTCCTGCCGTGCGGCATCGAGCGCGTCCAGGCTGTTGGCCTGGGTGTGCAGGTTCTGCAGCGCCGCCAGTTGTTGCTTGGCATAGCTCTCGGTGGCCGGCAACTTCTCCAACTCGTTGGCGATGCGGGTCGCGGCGATGTCGTACTCGGTGCGGCTCTTGGCCTGGTTGCGCACGGCATCAAGGTACTCTTTGGCGCTGTCGGCAATCGCGTTGCTGGCGTCGAAATCACCCAACTTGGCGCGGCTTAGGTCTGCGTTATAGGCACTACGCAGGCTGTTTAACGTGCTGCCTGGAGAGGTTAGGTCGGCGCGAAGTTCGCGGATAAAACTCGCCACGCCCTGGCCGGCGCTGGCGAGCGCGTTCAGTTGGTCGGTGTAGGCCTCATTTGCCGTTTTTGCATCGCTCAGCGCCTGTACATGCAAGAACAGGGCGCGGTTCAGCGGGTCGATGCTGGCTAGTTCGCGTTCGCGCAGGGCGGCTTCGTCGCCCAACAGGGCGAACATTTGTTTTTCCAGGTTGTTGCGTTCGTCTAAGATTTCCTGTGCCAGTTTCAACTGCTCGGCTTCCAGCTCGTGCAGTTGCCCGGAGATGTTGTTGACCAACTCGGCAAACCCGGCTGATACATTCAGCAGCGCGGCATAGGTGGCGCGGCCACTCAAGGTGGTGAGGTCTTGCGCCTCCATCAACTGGCGGAATGCGGCGATGGTGGTCGGCATGGTTTTGACGCCGATATTGATCAGGCTGTCACGCATACCGGCCACAGCGGCAGTGAAGCGTTCGCCTTCGCTGTAAAAATTCTGGTAATACCCGGCTGAGAGGTCGATAAACGCCTGCATGCCACCGGCCAAATCAGCCAGTTGGTTTGCCATGTCCGCACCAGACAGGCTGGCGGAGAAGGCGTTGCGGGACAGGCTGGCCATCGTCGCGTTGACAGCGGTCAAGTGGACAACCAAGCGCTCCAGTGTTTGTGCGGAGGATTCGCCGGCTCGGGTGTACTTTACCGTCCCCAGTGCCAGGTTTGCCATGTCATTCGCCATTTCGGCGAAAACCTCGGTGAATTTGGCTTGCCTGCCCGCCTCATCCAGCCCCGTTAGGCTGACGTTGATGCTCTTTGTGTACGCCACAATTTTATCGGTCTGGAGGCCCATCGCATGGGCGTAATCCGTCGTCGCGCGCTTCAGCCAGGCAAACTCGTCGGACATTGCCCTGGTGGCTTGATTGGAAAGCGGCCCGGTGTCGATGCCGCTTTTATCGGAGCGGAACCAGCCACCTTTTTGTTTCCAGGTTGCCCATTCTGAGCCGCTGAAGTCTTCGCCCGCAAACGTGCCGCTAATTCCATCGCCGGTGGATTTTTTTGCCCCCATGCCGAATGCGCGGTTTACCAGGCCGCCGATGGCGCCGCCGATGACCGAGCCGATCGGCCCCCATATCGAGCCGATGGCCGTGCCCAGTGCCACGGCTGTATTACCACTCTTGCCGATTACACTGTAGCCGCCGCTGATCATCTTGCCGAGGACAAAGCCGGCGGCTGCGCCGCCGAGCGCGGAAGCGGCAGAGCCGACAGCGCCGGAGTTGGCCATTAAAGATGACCCGGCCGAATTCAGCGCACCTGTGGTGTTGGTCACCAACCAATTGCCCGCCGCTTCGGTGGCAAACGCTACGCTATTTCCCAGCGCGGCGAAGCCGCCGGCGACGCTGTCATATAGCGCCTTCAACCCGCCTGCGACGCCAATCGTACTTGAACTGCCGCCCGCAATTCCTCCTGCCTGGGCTGTGCCGCCCATGCCCACCGCGCCAAGAAGTGTGGTGCTGATCTGCACCGAAATCGGTTTTAGGAATGCGGCCTTGAGGTAGTTCTTGATTGTGTCGACGAAGTTGCGGCCAATATCTTTGCCGCCTTCAAAGCCGCGCATCAGGGCGTCTGTGAGGCTCTTTTCAATGTCGTCCGCCGCGCGCTTCCATTCATCCTGCGCCGTGCGGGCTTCATCGGCAATCAGTTGGCGGGCGGCCCCTTGGCCCAACAACCCTTTCTTTTCGCGCAGCAGTTTGATTTGCTCGGCCAATGCCGCCAGGTAATCTGCATTCTGCTCGGTCAGCGCGGTATCGGCATAAAGCTGTTCTTTGCTGGCAATGGTGGCGTCCAGCCGGGTTTGCGTGAGCAGGGCCAGCTGCTCGGCAGTGAGGCCGATTTCTTCGTTGCGCAGCCGCAGGCCTTCGATCTCTTCGCCCAGGCTGGCCACGGTGGATTGTGCCGTTTCGGTCATGGCCTGGGCATTGGCGTCGACCATGCCATTGAACTTGATCTGCAGGTCGGCAGCGGCGAAGGCGGCTTCGTTGAGCGAGTCGGCATAGGCATCGATGGCGTGCTGTTGCAGCTTCACCAGCACTTGCGAGCGCGCATAGATCGCTTCGGTTTCTGCCGCGACTTTGGCAAAGTCCAGATCGAGATCGGCGTTTTTGATGGACGCCAGACGCTGGGCGGCTTCGTCGGCCACCTTCTTGCTGTTGTTGCTACTGGCCGACAGCACCGAGTCGAAATCCTTGACGGATCTCCCGGCGCCTTTATAGGCTTTGTCGATGGCGGTTTGCAGCAACCGTGCGTCTTGTTCGCTGGCCATCAGGTATTTCTGGCTGCCGCTGCGGACGGTGCGGCGGTGCTCGTCAAAAAACTTGGTGACATTGCCGGCAGCGCCTTGGGCTGAAGACGAGATGCGCGCGATGAATGCATCAGAGTCTTTGCGTAGCTGTTCTGCGTCACGCGAGACGGCTTCGCGGATGGCGCGGAAGCCGCTGATATTGCCGCTGGCCAGGGCGCCAATCTGGGCGGCCCAGCCAGCGCCCTCGATGGCGATGCCCTTGAGCACATCGTATAGCTGCCGGCCAATGACGATGACCGGCATGATCATGTTGTACAGATGCGCCATGCCTCTGGCGAAGCTCTCGACGAACCCTTCCACACCTGCGCGGCGGCCGACGATCTGACGGACATTGTCATCAAACCCGCCGACCGCCGTTTTTGCGGAAAGCAACGACTCGGACAACGACATCAGCATAGGCAACATCGACATGCCAAGCTGCTGCACCAAGCCGCCAACATTGGCTTTCAGTCGGGTCAGGTTGTCGTTGAAGGCTTCGGCCTGGCGCGCGGTTTCGCTGTCGATTACCAGCCCAAACCGCTGCGCTTCTGCCGTCAGTTCGGCAATGCCATCGCGGCCCTGGTTCAGGAAGGGGATCATGGTCAGGCCTTCCTTGCCGAACAGTTTGACGGCCAGGGCGGCTTTCTGGGCGCCATCCGGCATCTGCTGGAATTGTTCGGCCAGTTGCAGCAACGCAGCTTCCGGGTCGTCCATCGACACCCCCAGTTGCTTGAAGATACCGGCCATTTCCTTGCTGCCGCCTTTGGCTTCCACCATGTTGACCGATAAGCTCTTGAGGCTTTTGGTCATGCCTTCCAGGCTGAGGTCGGATAGTTCTGCTGCGTATTTGAGGCCAGACAACGATTCGGTGCTGAAGCCGGTCTTCTGCGACAGCTTGTTGAGCTCATCGGCGGCATCGATGGCGCTGTGCTTGATGGCGGAAAACGCTTCCATGCCACGCCTGGCCAGCAGATCAAGGGACTGAAATACCTGGCTTCCGACAATCAGATTCATGCGGTTGCTGATTCCCTGGATGCTGTCGGACATGTTTTTCATGCTGCCGCTGACGATGCCGGTGGCTTTGTTCATGTCGGCGGACAGACGCGCGACATTGGCCGACAGTTCCACCACCAGACTTCCAATTTCAATGGCCATGATCCATTCCTCAACTAAACTGCAGACAGGAGGTGTCCGATGATCGAACTGATTTTTGCGGTGTTGCCTGTGCTGTACGTCCTGCCCAGCGTGATCGCTATGGCTAGGCGTGTTCCCGGGTGGGACGCCATCGTCTGGCTTAACCTACTGTTTGGCTGGACCGTGGTTTTCTGGTTTCAGGCATTGAACAGCAGCCTGGCGCCCCGCTACTCGCCAGACGCCTGAAGCCCGGCGCGGTCCATCTCGATCAATGTTTCCAGTTCCCAGGGCGTCAGCCGCACGTTGTTGACGCGCTGCCAGGCATCAATTTCGCCATAACTCACCTGCGCTTTGCCAAACCCGGACGGGCGTGATTCCGACAAGTTGCGCCAGGCTTGATACACCCCCAGCGCAATACCCGGCACATCCGGCAAATTCAGTTCCTCCGGCTGGCGTCCGCTGGCCCGCCAGGCGGCCATCAGATGCTGCGCCAGCGTCTGGCCGTCCGGCTGGCGGGCGGACAGACGCGCTTCTGCTGCGACGCGGTCGATCAGTCGCTGCCGGAGGTGACGATAAAATTTTCCAGGTCGTTCAGCGCGGCGGCCAGTTGCACGCGCAGCCAGCGCATTTCCGGTTTGGCATACAGATCGCGGGCAGCGGCTTTGCTGTGTTCGATCAGGGTGCCGTCCTTGGCGATTCCGGTCCAGCCCAGCGTGCAGGCGGCGAGGTAGTCGATTTCGTCCTGCAGTTCGTCTTCCGGGTCGTCAAACTCAAGACGGCCGCGTTTGGCAAAGGCGGCTCGGGCGCGGCGTTGACGGGCAAACTGGATGCGCTTGCGGTCCGGGTGTTCCGGGCCGGCCAGCGTCACCTGGGCGCCCAGCGGCGCTTGCGTGACCGGGTGCAGGATGTCGATGGTGGCTGTGGGTTGTTCGTGTACGGCGTTGATGTCGAGCATGAGGGTCTCTTGTTTGGGTGAGGGGAGGCGGAATAGCCGTGGCTATTCCGTCAAACACACATCAGGCCTGGCTGTCTTGCACGACCAGGGTGGTTTTTTCGCTGTTGACGCCGGTGCCGCCGGCGCTGTTGAACAGGGCCTGAAACGGGAAGGTGGCGACGATGGCGCTTTCGCCGTCGCCTTTGCTGGCGCCGCCCAGTTTGAGGCGCGGCAGGGTGAAGCCGATAAAGTCGGCGGCGGCGTCGTTGTTGGCGGTCATGACGACGATGAGGTTGATTTCGGTCTCGTTCAGGAAGGCGTCGCGCAGGGTGCCGTTTTCGAAGTAGGCGGTGAACTGGCCGCTGGCCTTGACGCGGCCGGGGAACTGGTTGGGCACGGTGTTGGCGCCGACCACCGCTTCGCCGCTGTAGCCGCCTTCGATGTTGAGGTCGATGCCGGTGCAGATGGCCATGGGCACACCACCCACGACCAGCACGCCGTTGACTGCGGCCACCACGCCGGTGGCGGTGGCGGCGGTGGGGCTGGTGTAATACTGGCTGGTGGCGGTGACCAGGTCTTTGCCGACCAGGCCAACGTCGATGGTGGCCATGCCGGTGGCGGGCAGCTTGATGCCCACGGTATTGACCTTGCAGCCGGTGAACACTTCGCTTTGCGCGACATCGCTGAACCAGTGTTCGACGCTGAACGATTTGTCGGTGTGGCCGCTGGTCGGTACGTAGGTCTTTTTGCCCACCACGCTGAGGGTGGCGGAGGCAATGGGGCCTTCGGCGGTCAGTGCGGTGGCATTGAGGGCGACGACGGTGGCGATGGTGGCGGTGAGGCCTACTACCATCAGGTTTTTGTTGAGGTTGTTGACGTTGAAGGTGCCGGCGGTGAGACGCACTACGTCGCCGATCTTGACGCCACCAGACAGGAAGTCGCCGGCGGCGCGGGTGACGGTGTAGGTCTGCATGCCGCCCAGCAGCGAGCCGGCGGCGATGGTGATGGATAGGGCGGTGATCGCGCTGACTGCGGCGAAGTCGCGGCGCAAGGCGGCGGCGATAAAGTCGGAATAGGTTTTGGGCGAGAACTCGCCATTGATCGAGCCGCCAACTTTGCGCACGCCATGACGGAAGTCGGCGACCTGGTAGTCATCGCGGATTTCGTTGGATTGGTAGGTGTCTTTGGAGAGGTCGAGGGTGGATTGCACGCGGCGCAATAATTGGGCGGTCGTCGGGCCGGGTAAAGTGCCGTAGGTGGCTTCGAGTTTGTAGCGGACTTGCTTGGCGACACCAGTTGCTAGAGCCATGATGGGTTCCTTTCAGGCATAAAAAAACCCGCCGTGGCGGGTGAATGAAGACAGCAGCGGGGGCCGCTGTCTATGTGGGGTGACCTGGGTTGTTCCGGGTTGATCCGGGTTGATCCGGGTTGATCCGGGTTGTTCCGGGTTATCTCAGGTAATGCACGGTAAAGTCGACGCTGAGGCTGTATATGCCGAGCAGGGCGTCGTATTGACTGGGGCCGGCGGTGCTTTGCAGTACCGCTTGGGTGGTGTTGCCGGCGATGCTGCCGCTTTGCTTGTGTAGCGCGGCGATCACGCCTTCGAGCAGTTGTTGACGCGCGGCGGCTGTCGTTGCCAGGCAGTTGATCTGGAGGCGTGCCGTGCACGGCTCTAGACCTGTGGTGCTGTCGATGGGGGGCGTTGGCGTGTCGCTGATGCTGCTGTAGACAATGGCCGGCAGCGGGTCGTCTTCGGGCCGGGCGTCGTAGTAAATGCGCGTTCCAACCAACGCCACCAGCCCGGCATTTCCGGTGAGCAGGGTGTAGATGATGCGTTCTGCGGTCATTTTTTGGCTGCTTTATTGAATTCTTTGGGTAAACGGGTGCGGATGTAGTCCGCCATGGCATCGAGCGCGGCACGGTGTGCGGCGTCGAAGGCGGGGCGCATGAAGGGTTTGGGCCGGGCGCCGGGGTGGTCGACGATCTCTTTGGCGAGGCCGGCGAAAAACAGGCTTTTGCGGTTCTTCGGTTTGATCCAGTGGCGGGCGGTGCCGAACTCGACCAGGTGGGCGTACCAGGCCTCGCCGTTGCCGGCTTTGATGTTGATGTTGAGCCAGCCGGCTTTGAGGCGGCTGCGCATGGAGATGCGGATGGAGTCGCGCAGGGCGCCGGGTTTGTGCAAGGTGACCGCGCCGCTTTTGTTACGGGTGACGCGGGCTTGCCCGACTGGTACTTGCCGTTTGGCTTCGGCTTCGATGACCTTGGCGCCGGCGCGCAAACCACCGCGCAGCACGTTGGCTTCGATCTTGGCCGGCAGCTCTTGCAGCAGCTTGTTCAAGTCGGCCAGGCCCTGGATGTTAATTTCGAGCATCGACCACCTCGCAATACAGGTTGAGCCGTTCTTTGCGGCCGATCTCTTGCTGCCAGGTGATCTGTGCGCTGCGGCCGTCTTCGAGCTGCACACGCATGGCGTTGCTGATGTCGTTGCGCCAGCGGATGCCCACCACCAGGCTGGCCTGGCTTTGCACTTGCTGGGCGATGGCGCTTTCCTTGCCGGACAGGCTGCGCACGCTGGCCCAGACGGTGGCGACATCGGTCCAGGTTTCGACGACACCGCCGACGCTGTCGCGGCTGGGGGTTTGCCGCTGCAAGGTAATGCGGCGATCCAGGTTTCCGGCGGCGATCATGGGGGCGCTCCTTTAAATCCAGGGGAGGGTGGGATTGCGAATTCGGTCATTGAAGTACGACTTGCGGCAGTGATCCCGGTCGACCTTGTCCAGCAGCGCGCAGAGCCAGCGACAGCCGGCGCAGTCTTTGGTCGCTTGCCGGCGGTAGAGTCGGCCGCTGAGGGTTTCAAAGCGTCCACCCAACCATTTGTCGTTGATAGTCATGTCGAGCCAGATCAGCCAGCGGAGGATTGCGTCGGTCATAGGTGTAGATACGCACTGCCGATTGCACCGACTATCATCATGATGACCGCCCAGATGATTCGTTCGATGACGCCATTCTTGATCTTGCGTGATGAGTCGATGCTGGCGTCTTCTTCTTTTTTCTTGCGGCTTGCGTAGTCACAGTAACCGCCGTGCCGATGCCGATCTTTTGCGAGCTCGATCATTTGCGGGTTGCTGATCTCATAGGCGATCTGGTTCGCTACCCAATCGTGGTGCGCATCATGCTCGGTGGAGTGACCGTTGAGTACGATGTGTTTGATCTTGTCCTCGTCGCTCAGGACACGATCCAGCTTGCCGCTGATTTCGTCCATCACTCTGATGAGCAACGTCAGTACAACCCGGTGCGATGGGTCAGATACTTGTCCAAGCGCATTCAGGATTTCGTTTTTTAGCGCGCTTGATTCGTGGTCAGACGATCGCCTGGCGTTATCGCTCATGCGGAACCCTTCACTTTTTCAAACGTGCGCATGCCACCCAGGCCCAGCATGCCGGTCAACAATACCATTAGCGTGTCGTTGTCGATGGGCGGCAGCGGCGGCACCTGGCCACCGGCGACGGTGATGAGCCAGGGCAGGATCGGCATCAGCAGAAATTGATAGCAGAGGCCTGCGACGCAGACCCAGCCGGTGGCGGGGCGCCAGCCGCCGCGAAAGTTGTCTTGCGCGGCTTCGGCTTTGTTGATTTCCATCTGGCCGAGGGCGAGCTTCATGTCGGCATCAAGCGCGGCCAGTTCGCCCTTCTGCACCATTTCCAGCATGCGCAGTTTGGCGTCGGCGGCGGCTTGCGGGTCGGGGATGAACTTCTCGATCAGGCTACCAAACAGGGGGATCAGTGCGGGCCACATGGCGGTTTCCTATGCGTAAAACGTGCGCCGGCCGGAGCGAGGGGCGCGGTTGGTGAGGTGAAGCCACCCTTTAGTCTGCGACGGGTGTTCACGATAAAGCCCATGTTTGGCGAGTAGGTCATCATGACAAGCGGCGTCCAGGTCGCCATCCGGGTCGTAGATATCAACGCCACGGCCTTCTTTGTGACTGCTGTTGGGTGCGCCTTCCGGGCAGTTAGGCGGTCGCCAGCCGCCGTTTTTGCTGCCGCTGATCAGACTGCCTGTTTTGGGGTTGAGGTCTATATCGGCGTTGCCGCTGGCGATGATCTCTGCGAGCAGGGCGTTGACTTGCACCAGCAGCATTTCTGCGCTGGCGCGATGTTCTGCGGTGATGGCGGGATGACCGGCGTGGCCGGCGAAATAATCGGCCAGGATGATGCGGGGTGTGGGGTTCATTAGAATGTCTTGTAGGGGTCGAGCAGGCCTTCCCAGAAGCCACGCGGTATTTCCGAGACGTTGACGCCGGTGACAATGCCTTCGCGCTGGCTGTACCAGGTGCCGATCACCAACAGCATCCAGACCTTGATGGCCTGCGGGACATCGGCGGCGCTGCCATAGCCGGCGGTGTAGTCGATGCGGATGCTGCCGGGTTCATTGCGGGCGCTGGGCCAGCTGGCGCCGTAGGCGGGGCAGACGCTGCCTTGCAGGGTGTCGGTGACCACTTGATAAGACGATTCCGCCAGCGTTTGCCGGGTGCCGTCCGCATCCAGGTAGGTGATTTCTTCGACGCTGGCCAGCGGCGCGGGTGACAGGGTAATTTGATCCGTCCAGGCGGATGCGGTATGGCGCCATTGCTGCGTGACCATTGCGCGGCCGGTGCGTGATTCGGCCGCTTCCCGCGCGGCGATGATCAGGCCGCTAATCAGCGGATCGTCGGTGGTGTGGTCGACACGCAGGTGCGCGCGCGCTTCGGCGAGGCTGATGGGTTCTTCGGCGGGGGCGACGGTGCAGATGGCGGGCATGGTTTCCTCGTTTTTTTCAATCCGCGCCCGACATTTCGGCCGGGCGATGCCATGGTTTCCTCAAAAGAAAGCCCCGCCGGCTGGGGCGGGGCTTTCTTTGGGTTTTAGTTGCGGATCAGGAGGCGGCGATCTTCAGCAGCTTGATGGCCTGGGTGTTGCGCAACTTGCCGCCCACCCGCTTGCGCACGTAGAACTTGACGAATCCCGGGGTGGTGATTTCGTCGCGAGTGATGCGCAGGCCGACGCGATCGGCGATCAGGTAGCCTTCGCGGAAGTCGCCAAACGCCAGCGGGAAGGTGCCGGCGCCAACGGCGGGCATGTCTTCCGCTTCGGTTACACCGTAACCCAGGAAGGTGGCGGGCTGGCTGGCCACCAGCGAGGGTTGCCACAGATACTGGTTGGCGGTGTCCTTGTATTTGCGCATGGCGGCCAGAACCAGTTTGTTGGTGACCCATTGCGCGTTGTTACGGTAGCGGGCGCGCAGGCTGTAGATGAGGTCGTAAAACAGGTCTGCACTGGTGGGCATGGCCGCTGCCTGGCCGGAGGCGATGTATTGCAGCGTGCCGAAGGCGCGCGAGGCGTCTACCGTGCTGACCGGGGTGGGGCCGGCGAGGAAGCCGGTGGGCTTTTTGGTGCCGTTGCCGGAGACGAACGCGGCACCTTCACCGGCGGCCATGGCTTCGGCGGCGGAGCTGATCAACCAGTCTTCGACGTTGAAGAACAGGTCATCCAGCGACTCTTCCGATGCCTGCGGTTTGGCGCTGGCCATGCCGAAGGTGGGGGCGACTTCAGCCAGGTCTGGCGTGTTGGTCTGGTTGCGGGTGTCGGTTTCGCCAACCCACTCGAAGGCGGCGCCGTTGATGTCGAACAGTTCTTTGTAGTCCGAGGTGCCGACCGTGCGGACGGTGGAAATCTGGCGGATCGGGGAGATATCGACCGACAGGCGGGCGATGGCGCTTTCAATGAATTCAGGCAGGGCAAAGCCGCCGGCAGCGCCGGTGGAGGTGACCGCCTGAGCCGAACGGGTTTCACGGCCGTCGGCTTTGGATTTGGCTTCCAGCGCTTTGGCGGCCTGGGCGGTGCGTTGCTGGCGGTCGTGGTCAGCCGGGGCGCGCATCCAGTCGATGAAGGCGTGGCGATATTCAGTCTCTTCTTTGCCTTCGCCTTCTGCCTTGCCGCCGGAGAATGCGCCTGGACGGGCGAGTTTGGTTTCGACCTTTTCCAGCTTGGCTTTCATTTCGCTCAGGCTGTTCATGTGGTCGTCCATCTTGGCCAGCTTGGCGTCGAAGTCGGCGGTGCTTTTTCCGGCTTTGACAGCTTCGATGCGGGCGTCGTTGGTTTTCTTGTACTCATCAAACGCGGTGGCGATCTTGTCGAGCGCGTCGGCAACCGATTTGATGCTGGGGTCTTCGCGCTTTTCGTAAACGCTGGCGGCGTTGGCCTGGAAGACGGCGAAGTGGGCGGCCATGATGGCCAGGAGTGTTTTGCTTTTCATGCGGTTTCCTTTCAGGAGGTAAGTGAGTTCAGCAGCCGCGTGGCAGATTGGCTGGCGGCTTTCATGGCGGCGGCGGTCGAATTGGCGGAATCACTCCGCGCTTCTCCCATTCGCATGACGCGGCTGACGATGGCTGTCGCGTCGGACTTGCTGAATCCGGCCTCGCGCAGGATTCTTTCGGCATCTTTCGGGGCGTTAATTTCGTCTGGCGCGACCTTGATGTCGGCTTTTACGTTGGTGACGCGGGATTTTTCGTTTGCCGGGAAGGTGACCAGGGATACTTCCCATAGATCTATTTCGGTCAATGTACGCACTTCGGCTTCGCGGTCGTAGGCCCATTGCTTGCTCATGAAGCCGATGGAGAGGCCGTTGAGCGCGCCCAGCTTGAGTAGTGCGTGCGCTTCTTTGCCGCGCACGGTGTCGAGGGCGAGCATGCCTGTGATGCGCAGGCCTTTGGCATCTTCGACCATGTCGGTCCAGATGCCGATCGGTTCGTCGGCGTTGTGCTGCCAGAGCATGGCGGGCATGCTGCCTGCTGCCTTGTGCCTTTGCAGCGAGTTCATGAACGCGCCCGACGCGATGACATCGTCATAGTTGTCGCGCACGCCGAACACGGAGCCATAGCCCTCAATCGTGCCGTCGTCCCCGGTCGCTTTGATGCTCAAGGCATAGGAGCGGATCTCATGACCGCCGGGTGACTCTTTCAGTTCTCTGTGCTGTTGCATCTTTGTCCCCTTACGCTGTTAAAAACAGCAGTTCATCTCGCCGATTGCGCCGCTTGGTTTTTGGCCGAGTGTCATCAAACTTCGGCGTGTAGCCGCTCAGCCAACGCGATCCACCAGAGGGGCCGTTCTCGGGCTGAGGCGGCGTCGCCTCAGTGGTTGCCGACATCAAATAATCACTGCTGCCTGGCGCATTGAGCGCTGCTCGTATCCTCTGTGCCGCTGTAAATATCCCACTGCCAATGCCGCTGACTTTGAGCGCGGCGGCCGCCATCGAGCTGCCCGCATCGGCTCCCGATCCCTGCCAGCTTCCTTGCCACTGCCCTAACCATTTGGAGGCCACCGCTTACGATCCGTCCAGGGTGGTTACCGTGCGGGTGCCACTGCTGTAGGTGCCCGCAATTCGCACCTTGCTGCCGTCGACCGCGCGGAATTCCGGGCTGACGCCCTCTAGACCGGTGGCGTTTCCGGCTGCTTGGGCCAGTAATATGCGGAGGGCTTGTTTAAGTGACAGGCCGCCTTCGATCGGCGCTTCCAAGACGGCGCCGGTGACGCCGTCTTGTGTCAGTGCGCCGCCTATGGATACCGTTAAGCCGAAGCGTTGGCGCTTGCGCGGCTGGGCGGTCAGTTCTGCGATGCCACCGTTGACCAGCGCAAAGGCCCGCCCACGGTAAGGGCGTAACACATTCGCTGTACCTAACCCACTTGCAGCGGCGCTGGTTCGCTTGGCCATGACCGGCTGAGCGGCTACCACCGCGCCGCTGCCACTGTCGGCTACCAGCGCAACTGCGCCAGGGCCATAGTAGGTCAGCGTTTCGTAGGCCAGCAGCATCGTTACAGGTCGTCCACTGTGAACACGATCAGGTAAGCGTAGCTGCCAAGGGTGGTGCTGGTGATGTTCTTGATGGTGATCCCTTCGCCTTCACGCAAGCGGATTTCTTGCACCTCTGAGCCTTCTGGCAACCAGTTGATACCGGCTTGCAGCATGGTGGAAGGGAACGCCTGGGTCGCGCCCGTTTCATCGTTGGTGAAGGTGATGGGGAACAGCAGCGTGACATCGGTCAGTGTGGCACCCGTCTTGCAGGTAATGCCTGCTGGCAGCGCGGCGTTGGCGCTATCGCATGGTATTGGTGTGATGGCCGTGCCACCCGTATGCACCGCAGAAAACCGCTTGACATCCTGGCGCAAGGCCACGCCCGTGATGGCGGCGAGTGCCAGATTGATCAGGAACATCTTTTTCAGCACCACCATCTTGCCCGTGCCCGCTGCGTTGTGGATGCTGATCATGTGCTTGTTGGCCGCAAACGCCACGGCATCGGCCAGCGCGTAATAGGTGGGCAGCGCGCCGTTGAACACCGCTTGCTCATGCACGGTGTCTGCGCCAATGACCCGTGAGCGCGTGCGCATTTTGTTGCCCGATGAGTTGGGCGGGACTTGGGTGAAACTCTCAGGCATGGCTTAATCCTCGGAAAACATCACGGTTCCAGCCGGGAATAGCGGCGTTGTCAGCGCCGATACGATGATGGGCTGGGTGAGCGCGCCGCTGTACAGAATCTGGCCTGTCGCCACTACCGAGACACTGCCGTGCGTCCACGTCTCGGTGCCTACAAATCCACTTTCAACCTCGGGAAAGGTCACCTGTGCGGCGTTTTTGACTGCGCTGCCTGAGGCGTTTGGCGTGCCGTTGGTGTCGCAAATTATCCAGCCCGTGTCGTCGCGGGTGACCGTTTGTGCGGCGTAGCTGGTTGGTGTCGGGGCGCTGGTCGTTGCAGTGCCTGCCTCGCCGGGGTCTGCCGTGTGAAAATTGAGTTGCAGCACCGCACCGTATGACGGCATGGCGACGGCGTTGAAAACAAACTTTACAAAGTCGTTTTCTGTGGCGTTGGCTTTTGACATTGAGTTTAGGCCTCGTATCGGGTTGTTGTTTGCGTGATTTCGTCATTGCCATCACGCTCCACCACTTGCACGGCTTTGCGCGCAAATGCGTTGTTCACAGTGACTGGCGCCGGTTGTACTTCGATGTTGACTACGGCTTGCTGCGCTTTTTGCTCGGGCATGACCGCCTCTATATTTACGATTGTTTCCGGCACGTTGATTGCGTTGCGCACCTCTACCGGTGGCGTGTTCACTGTGACGTTGGGCGCGGCCGGGGCTTCGTTGCGTACATTGATTTCGTTGCGCTGCTCTGGCAGGTGGTTGTTTACGATCACCGGCGGGCGCTGGCTCAGGGCTTCTAGCTTGCGCTCCAAGCGATTAAACGCCTTGTCTTGCTCGGCGGGGTCTGGTTCATTGGTGGTTCCTTTGCCTTGGCTCATGTTCAGCGGGGTGAGCGGTTCATCCAGGCCGGGTAGTGGGTCTTTGCCTTCTTCGTCGCGGATTTCGTTGCGCGTGTAGATGCCCATCTCCGCCATGGTGCGGGCCCAGAGTGCGCGGTCTTTCATGGCGCCGGCCATCAGGTAGCGGGTGTCGAATTCGGCGAACAGCGGGCCGTTGCCATCGAGCAGCATTTCGTCAATGCGCTGCATCCAGGCTTGGTGCCAGGGGGCCAGCGTGTGTTTGACGTGGGCGGCAAAGAAGGCCTCGGAACTGGCGAAGGTGGCGGACTTGTCGGAGTGGCCGACCATGATCGGGAAGACGCCGTAGGCGCGGCAGATTTCTTCGATCTGTAGGCGGCGTGTTTCGACGTGCTGGGCGTCGACACCGTTGATGGCGGTGCTGGTCCATTTGGCTGAGCGGTCGAGTACCAGCGGGTCGCCGGCTTTGTCGGCGCCAGATTTGCGTTTGAGGAATGCGGCCAGGCGTTCGTGTTGTTCTTGGGTGAGGTTGCCTTCGACGGTGTAGACGCCGCTCGGGCGCAGGCCGTTGGCGTGCATGGCGGCCTGGCTTTTTTCGGTGGCGATGGCGAGGCCGATGGCGGAGCGGGCGAGTACGACGGCGTTCATGCTGCCGATCCAGTCCCATTGCACGCCGTTGAGGATAAATACGTCTTCCGGGGCGAAGTCGCCGATCTGGCCAAACTGATCCCAGCAGCGATAGCGCACGTCATAGCGGCTGACCCGCCGCATGTCCCACTGGCCAGGCATGACCGGGATCAGTTCGCGCACGCGGCCTTTGTCGTCGCGTACTTTGATGGAGAGGCCGGCGCCGGTGAGCGCGGCGTGAATGGTCATCTGCCGCCGCCATTCGAAGGCGGTCTGCCATTCGTTGGGGCGGCGGTTGAGCAGGCGATATTCCGGGATGTCCGCAGCTTTCTTGCGGGTGCCGTCGCTTTGTTCGCGGTAGACATGCAGGTCCGGCGTGGCGCAACCGTCGGCAATGACTTTGACGCAGGCCAGCACGGTGGAGACCTGTAATGCGGTCTTGTCGGTGACGGTGACGCCAGCCACCTGGCCGCCGCTGAATCCGTCGATCAGGTTGGCGACCTGGTCGTAGGTCAGCTCGGCGGCTTTGCGGCCAAATAGTTTGTCGAGGAATTTCACGCGGTTTCCTTCATGCGGCTTCCGTTCATGCTGTTTCCGTTTCCCAGAAGGATTTCTCTTCCGCCGCCGCACCGACCATGGCGCGGTTCATCGCCACCACAGTGGCGACGGCACCGTCGATCTTGTTTTCCGGGCGCAACTTGCGCGGGAAGATGTTTTCGTTGCGGTCTTCCTTGACTTCGACGTTGCTGAACATCCAGACGAAGGCGGGGTTGCCGTCGTGGTGGAAGCGACCGGCGTCGACCAGCGCCTGGATCTCTTTCATCGGTTCACTGAGGTAGCGCACCTGTTGCGGGATGTCGACCACCTGGAAGCCTTCGGCGGCGAGGTTGGCGCCGAGCTGCTGGCCACCCCAGGGGTCTTTGGCGACTTCGGCAACGACAACGATCTCTGAGCTGGTAAGGATTTCTTCTTCGATCTGGGTGAGGTCGATCATGTTGCCGGGCGTGGCGACCAGGTAACCGGCGTTGACCCAGGCCTGGTAGTGGGCGTTTTCCGGTTTCTCGACGGCATCTGCTGGCACGAAGTTGCGGCTGATGGCGTAGTAATGCGGCTTTCCGGCCTCGGTTCCGGGCCGCTTGAACAGCCATACGGCGCTGGCGATGTCTTGTTTGCTGGCCAGGTCGAGGCCGATGACGCAGGATTCACCGCGGAAATCGTCCAGTTTTAGGGTGGGGTCGCCGGCTTGCTGGAAGGCGTGCAGGTTGATCCAGGGCGAGGCGGCGGCAACCCAGATGTCGAGGTGTTTGGTTTTGAAGACGTTCTGCTTGCGCGGGTCGGCAATGGCGTCCCGCTGCTGTGTGCGCAGGAATTCGGCATCGACCGAGACGCCGAAGTTGGGGTTTGCTTTGCGCAGGGCGTCTTCGCTGGTCCAGTCGTCCTTTTCGTCGACGGTGAAGATGATGCCGAAGCGCTGGTCGTTTTCGATGACGCCTTCGAGGATTTTTTGCAGCTCCACCTGGTGCTGGTAGCACGGGCCGGAAATGTCGCTGCCGGCGGTGGTGATGACCAGCATCATCGGCTGCGAGCGCGCGCCCATGCCGGTCTGCATGGTGTCGTAGAGTTCGGCGGTTTTGTGTTCGTGGTATTCGTCGACGATGGCGCAGGACGGCGATGCACCGTCGCCCGGCTTGCCGATCACCGGCTCGAACTTGCTGTTGGTCTCGATCACGCTGAGGTTGCTGGCGTTGGGCGTGACGCCGAACGCGGCGCGGAATCCCGGCGTGGCGCGGGCCATCAGCAAGGCGGGGCGGAAGACTTCCAGCGCCTGGTCTTGCGAGGTGGCGCCGGAGTACACCTCGGCGCCGAATTCGTCGTCGACGGCGAGCATGTACAGGCCGATGACGCTGGCCAGCGTGGACTTGGCGTTCTTGCGCGGGACAAACAGGTCGACCACGCGGAAGCGGCGCTTGCCGGTGGTTCTGTCGACCCAGCCGAAGGCGCTGGCGAGGATGAATATCTGCCACGGTTCGAGGGTGATGGACTGACTACGTGCGGCCCAGTCACCCTTGATATGCGGCATCAGTTCGGCAAACTTGCAGATCCGTTCCGCCGGGCGGTAGGTTTTTCCTTTGCTGTCGACCAGCGCGGGGTTGAAGGTGTAGCGGAAGTCGGCGCGGGCAAGGTCGTTCAGGTGGCGCTGGCAGGCGAGGCGGTGCCACTTGCAGGCGGGGATTTTCCCGGCAACGACATCGGCCGCATAAGCGGTTGCGATGTCGGTGAAGTGGGTGGCGCTGGGGTCGATCAC